GACGACGCCAACCTTCGCAAATTCTGTTCGAGGGTCGACACCAGGAGGCAAATTTCTAACACTATCAGAAACCTCTCTCCCATACATGGAATCGAAAAACTCCTCCTCAGAGTCAGCTGAGTAATTCATAGCGACTACATCTTTATTGGAGGTGACAGGATAACACTCGTCCTTGGCAAAACACGTCAAATATTGATGTGGAGGCACAATGCCCATGGTGAACAGGAAGACAACTGAAACCATAGCCAGCCAGGAAGCAGCAGAGGAAAGGTACAAATAAAGACCAGTGTCATCACGCTTGACGACCTCATTCTTCTTTGAACCATTCATAGGTTTATTGTTGGAACCAAAACTGGTCTTAAGGTCATAGCCTTGAAAGATCAGAGAACCATCATCCCTACGTAGTCCGTTGTAGGAATCAGCACAAGTAGTTTTAGCACAAGCCATCAAATCACTCCTGTTGGCCGTACTAAGAGCAATGGCCAAAGTTTTCTTGACGTGTTCAAACATACGTTTCCCAGCCTCTCTAACGATAGGGCTAGGTATATGTGCATTAACGAAGGTCTTGGCTATCTCAGAATCGAGGTTCATGGTGGCTTCAGTGCCTTCTGGGGTCATGCGACCAGGACCAACTGTGCCCAACAAAACACCATCAAACTGTGGGTGAAGCTTCGGGCCCATCCAAGGAGCACAACCCAGACGGTGAAGTTGCCAAACAAAACAATGGGCTGGAGGTCCCTGCATAGTAGGACGCATAGGCTTAATCTCCTTGAAGTTGTAAGGCTGAACTGACTTGACTTCTCTAGAGTCATAGCAAGGCAAACTAGTGGAATAACCACACTTGGCGAGAGAAAACTTATAAAGCGGATTGTCGATACCGCATTGTTCGTCTTTATCCTGGCCACTCATGAAAGCATGCCAACCTCGTTCGCCTCTACCGACAGTTCGAGAATTTGCATGATAGACTATGTCAGCCCCACAATTAATGCGAGCTTTCTTAATAAGTGCAAGGTCTTGCTCAGTGGAAGCTCCGCCATACTCAATAACAGTATCCATTTTGGGAGCAAAAGAGGCCTTGTCAAGGGCCCGCTGGAGAAACGGATCATCACCAAACTCAACTATAGGTATCAAGTCATCATCCTTGGAAAGAGTAGAAGCGAACAACTGGTTCTGAGTTTGGCGCATAAAATCAGCAGTAATGACAACATAAATCTCATGAGAACGAGAACCTGGAGTCCTGATGTTGTAAGTGCCAGTATAGACACCGAGAGTTGGAAAAGCACCAGACTCTCTGTGAAAAACGATAGGACAACCACAATCACCAGGTTTGCCAGGAGTAGAAGATGCGAAAGAAACCAACTGTCGCATGTCTTGGTTGGCCAAAGTCGTACCAACATTATCACCGTACTTAAGGCGACCAGGGCCAAAAAGCAAACACTCAGGTGAAAAATTGGAAGAGACATTATCAGCCACTGAAAAATCTCGGTCACCATCAGGGTGGTAACTACGACAACGTAACCTGACGCGGGAAGAAAACTCATCCGCGAAAAAGGTGTTAAGTAGCTTAAAACCAAGTCCAGTGTAACCATGATGAACACGAACCAAATCAAGATCATTGGAACCATAGGCAATGTCGGCAGAGCCAATGGTGGTCTTGTGAGTAATCCAATTCCTCGTGTCGGAACGAAGAATGGACATCTCTAGCCCATAAGTCCCATCTGGATCGGGCAAAACCTTTGAAAAGAAATGGGCAGGGCAAACAAAAGTTCTGTTGCATATGATAGTGGCGTGCATATTGTAACGTTGACCACGACCTATAATGGTTATGCGGGCAATACGAGAAACCTTGGTGCGTGCGTTGCATCCAAGTAAATCATTCTGGATAGCGTCGAGTGTACGACCGCAAGATCCAGATGTGACTTTTTTAGCCCTATTAAGGACATCATCGTCCAACATGGCATCACCAGTCGAACGTTCCCAATGAGGCTCAGAAAGACCGTGAGCAGTGGGAATTGCGTCACCATGAGGAGTGAACTCAAGAGGAATGGGCTCAGGCGGGAGTGACCAACGACCATAAATGGATGTCAGCAATCCAACAGCAATGGCAGTTCCAAAGTGCATACCTAGCATAGTAAGAACTTGAACAGCCTCTGGAGAAATAGAAGCATACCAAGTTGGTCTTATTTGGTCTCGAACTCCATAAACAACTTTCTCAACACTAGCACGGAATGCACCAGCATTGGGAAGTTCACGAACTAAAACCAAACCATCAGTGGGTTGAAACTCAGCAACAGCCCTCTCAGGCATGTGCTTGGGTAAAACGTAAAGGTTGGTTGTGTCAATAACCCAACATTTACCGCGCATGGCTAAAGGGCACGACAAATAATGGAAAAAACGCATGGGTTGTGTATGGTCGGTCCAGACAACGCCGGCACAACTCCTACAAACCCAGTCAGAACACTTGGCAGTACGCCCAGCATCCTCACGTTGGCGAGTACCATTGACCTCTGCAGCGTGATCAGAAGCGATGCGACTGGCCTCTGCTGGACCCATATAAGAAGCGTCAGCATAATCAGTTGGCATGGGAATCTCAACGGGTCTGGCACCAATAAAATCGTACTCAGTATCAACAGACTCATCATCAGAAAGTTCTGAACTCTTCTCCTCTTCAGAAAGGACAGAGTCGGAATTTGGTTTAAAAACAGCGGGTGGATCCAAAGCAAAATGAACGTTGAGAACCTTCCTGAAATCCTCAAAATCAAAATTCTCATGCATATTTCTCTCCTCACCATTGAGACTCACGTGGGGTCTAATAGTGGAAATCCCATTGTAAGAGGGTGCCAAATGATAAAGGAAATCACTAAGATAAGAATTGAAAGCGAAAGAGACGACATCGGGACG